GGGAGGCATATGAGTGCATCTGCGATGATATCCCGGCGGCTAAGTATTACTATTCTAAAAACACCCCTTATTTGACTTGCTACGGTGTCAAATAAGAGATCGCTATTAGGTAGCTCTTTTAAGTCAACCTAAAATCAACCGAAGGAAGGCGCTGTTAGCGCCTTTCTTCGTTTTTACCATTTGGAACTGTCGACCGCTGACGATATGCCTTGATTTTATACTGAACAAGGTTTTATTGATAAAATCACCTGTAGGTGTATATATTATCTAGAGTACACCAATCTAGCCTTGGGAGAGTTCATGAGCTATGAGAGCAAACTAGAGCGTCAACCAAGACACATGAGAGCCTTGACACCTCGATTCACCACAAAAGGAATCACAGGGACTCAGCTTAGCGGCGGTGTCATTACAGGCAAAGAGAACAATGCTTCATTGACCGGTCTTAACTGGGTTCAAGAAGCTGAAGAGATGGTTCGTACTGATCCAATAGTAAGGCGATCTTGGCATATGCTAAGACAAACATTACTATCGGCATCATGGCGGTTTGAGCCAGGTGTAGAGAATGACCCACAGTCTGATGAACTAGCTCGTTTTGCAAATGAGGCCTATGGCTTCGATGGTTACTCGGGTCAAATGAGTCTTTCATGGGAAGAACAATTGGCTTATCTATTCGAGTTTATCCCGCTTGGCTATCGATACGCCGAAGAGATATATAGAGTAGGACCGGATGTAAACGGCAGAGTCAAAGTATGGCTTGATAAATATGCTGACAGGGAGCCAAGCGCTCATAGTCGTTGGTTAAGTAGAGACAATCAAAGTCTCGACGGTGTACTTCAAAATACAGTTGGCTTAACGTATACACCGGAACCAATACCCGCTAATAAACTTCTATTGCTAACACTCAACAAGACCGGCTCAAACTTTGAGGGTATCGGAATGCTGAGGCCTGTATGGTGGTGGTGGCGAACTAAACAGCGAGTAAGTAATTTGATGTGTGTTGGCCTTGATCGCTGGGCAGTACCTACACCAAAAGTGAAAGTTGATCGCTCACAGGCTGAAAGTTTAGGCTTGAGTGATGCTGACATCGATGCCATGGTTGAAGACGCCGAAGGCCAAGCGCAAGCGTTTATAAGTGCTGAGCAAAGTTATCTTGTTGAGAATGGTGCAGTGAGTTTTGATACTTATGCCGCTCAGCCTAATCTATATGCCAGTGGCCCTCTTGAAATTATTACTAAGTGCGATTCTCAAATATCAGCGGCTTTCCTTACTCAGTTTGCAGACCTTGGAAACACTGAAACGGGTGCTCGATCAGTCGGTGAGATACATCTAAGCGTGTTTAGAAGAGCTGCTATCAATCTATGTGACATTGTAGCAAGTCAAGTGAGTGGCGTTGATAGGCGAGGTGGTGGAACAATAGGGCGCTTGATACGATGGAACTTCGGTTTAGTTGATCCCTCCAAGCTCCCTAGGCTAACACACACAGGATTAGACACTGATGATCTCGCTGAATCTCTCGGAATGTTACCCGGTCTTGTGCAGTCTGGCCTACTTACTCCTGATGATGAGCTTGAGCGAGCAATAAGAGAAAGATTAGGTGCTGGCGATCTACCCGAGGACGCACAAAGGACAGCTCTTGAAAGAACGGCAAGTCTAAAAGGCGGCGGCGGTATAGCGGCTTTGGCTGAGAATCTAATCAGGAAGAGGCGATCCAATGGCTAGAACACAAGCACAAACACCTGCACCCAAGTCTGATCAAAAGAAGGGTAGTTCTAAGAATCCCAAGGGGAGTGCTAGTGGTTCAAGAGGCGGGATCGAGATCAGCGCTCAATCTGTCAAGTCACTTGAGAACATGAGAGACAATCACAATGACCGTTATAAAGCTAAATCAAAGAAGATCGACTTAGGCACACTTAAAGCAGTATTCAGAAGAGGTGCCGGTGCTTTCTCTGTATCACACAGACCGGGCATGAATCGTAATCAATGGGCGCTTGCAAGGGTCAAGACCTTCCTTAAGTTGGTCGGTACAGGTGAACGTAAGAAGGCATATAATACCGACTTGGACTTACTCCCCAAAGGGCACCCACAAAGGACAGAGAAGAAGCCTGAGGCTTTAGCAGTTCCGGATAAGTATAATCACATAGACTTCAAGCCACCAAAGGGCGCTCAAGACTCAGCTAGACGAGCGCTTGAGGTCAGAGCAGATAAGCCCACTAGTCAACGTGGTATGACTCCAGTTGGAATAGCAAGGGCAAGAGATCTATCCAACGGTCAAACACTATCACCCGATACAGTCAAGCGCATGCTCGCATATTTCACCCGTCATGAGGTCGATAAGAAAGGTTCCACGTGGAACACTCAAGGCAAGGGCTGGCAGGCCTGGAACGGATGGGGCGGCGATGCCGGTTACTCATGGGCGAGGAAAGTAGTTAAACAAATGAAATCAGCAGATGATAAAGCGCAAGCATTAAGAGCCTATGGGGAAGCGGTCATGCTATCCGAAGCATCACCGACCTATGATATTCCTGAAGGTCTTACAGTTGGTAAGCCGTTTAAAACTTTGGCACTCGGTCAAGTCTCATCGAGAATGAACGGTGAGAACATAGGCAAAGAGATTGACAAAGATCTCCTCACCGAGATGATCCGAGTTTATAAAGAGAGAAGAGAAGCTGATCCGGTCATCATTGATTGGCAGCATGCAACCTCTCCATTCCAAGGCGGGACACCTGCACCACCTGAGAGCGGTTCAGCGCTTGGCTTGATAGTAGATCTCGACCTCAGAGAAGACGGCCTCTATGCAACACCGGCATACAATGAGCGAGGCTTAGATGTAGTGAAGAGCGCCGGCGGCATCTTATGGTCTTCGCCTGAGTTCCTCAATGGAGAGGTCTACTCACGAAGCGGCGGCGCTAAAGTAGGCGAAGCCCAATTACTAGCAATCACCCTCACCCCTCGACCAGCTCAATCACATGATAAGATTGGGCGAGTCACACTTAGCGAAAGGACTGCATTGATGGATAATATCAATGAGATGTCTGTTGAAGAGCTTCGCCAAAAACTCGTCGCATCCGACGAGATGGTCAAACAGCTTGAACAGAAAATGAAAGACATGATGGAAGACTCTGAATCCTCTATGATGGAGAAAGAAGACGAAGACAAGGATGAGTCTATGACTGAGAAGGAGGACGAGAAGGAGACTAAGCTCGCTCATACTCCTGATCATGAAGAGAAAAAAGAAGAAAAGAAGGAATACAAGATGAGTGAAAATCTTACTCAGGCAACTTTACTCTCTGAGGTTCAATCTCTTCGTGAGAATAACGCTAATTTAATGGAGCGTATCGCTATCATCGAGACCGAAAAGCGTGACGTTGAGAAGCGTGAGGCGGTCAACACTCTGCTCAACGAGGGTAGGATTCAACCTTCTGAAGTAAGCGCCGCCGGTAAGGCTTTTGAGATCAAAGATCTTGAGGGTGAGTTTTGGGCCATGTTCAGCGAGCGACCAAAAAACAGCGCTGTACCACTCGTTGAAGTTGGACATGGAGCAAGCGGTCAAGAAATCAATAAAGAGACTCTTGATCAAGAAGTGCGTAAACTCGCTAAAGAGAAGGCAGTGTCTTACTCTGAGGCTTTAAATCTATTTAGACAGTCTAACTCAGACTATTACAACTCAGTTTTCGGAGGCTAAATCATGGCTAATACAGACAACATCATTTCATTCGTAGCGGCTGAAGCTATCACAGAATACGCCTTAGTATCTGTAGACACTGCTGGTAAGATTGTCATCACTGATGCGGCTACTGATCGTCGTTGTGTTGGTGTAGCTCAAAGAGCTTGCGCATCAGGTGACTCAGTAGAAGTCAAAGTACTTGGGATTACTCGTGTAGTGGCAGGCGCCACAATTGCTAACACTGTCAGTCTTGTGATGGCTGACACTGACGGAAAAGTAATCACTCATGCAACAAGTGGAAACTTCTCAATCGGTCAGATTCTGCCGAACATCAATCAGGCCTCATCATCGGCAAGTGATCAAGTCTTTATGAACTTCACTGGCCCAGTAAACCTCGTACCTTAAGGAATAAATAATGGCTTCATCATATAGCAATTTACACCCTGTAGATCAGATTCTTACTAGCCTTGTGCAAGAGGCTGTACCTAGTGACGACCAACTCATTGCCGATAAGGTCTTTGAGAAGATCACTATTCCTGAGCGATCAGGTACTCTTCTTCTAGAAGAAACTAGAAACTTTATGGGAGCCGGTGCAGGCCTTGACCTCCAACGAGCACCCGGCGCAAGTCGTGCGACCATTGGCGGTTTCGATCGATCAAGTCAAACATTCAAGGCTTTGATCTATGCCGCTTCTGACTCCATCGCTATGGAGGACATCTTTGATTCTCAATACCCAGGATCTGAAGAAGCTCGCCTTGCTCGTAAAGTAGCACGAGTCATCAAACTAGGACGAGAGAAGAGAGCGGCGGATCTCCTTTTCGGTACTGCTAACTTCAACAATGATACAGCAACCAATGAATTTGGCGGCAAGTTTAACGCTGCTGGTTCTGAGCCGTTAAAGAACCTTCATGAGCTTAAAGACACTCTCTTTGAAGCGGCTCATGGAATCAATCCCGACTCTCTCGTTATGGGTCGACAGATCTTCAGAGAGCTAGCACGAAATGAGGAAGTTCGTGGTTTTGCTGGAACTATCGGGAACGGCTTCGCAAGTGGTAATCGGGTGTTGAATGACGAAGTAGTATTGAGCGTTCTTCGTGATGTTCTCGGTATTCCAAATATTTTCGTTGGTCAAGCTCGACAAGATACCGCCGTACCAGGTGCGACAAGCGCAGAGTCTTACATTTGGACAGGCGACAGCTTGTTTATGGGTATTCTTAAAGGCTCTGACGCAATCATTCAAAAAAGCGGTAATGTCAAGGGAATGCCTGTGGCAGCTCTTGACCTCAACTTCCAGAATGTTGTAGCTGGTCAATACGATTCAAACGACAAGACCCGCCGTTATGTTTACGCTGAAGAAGTTAACAAGTTCCATGCTGTTGACTCTTCACTCGGTCGTATCATCACAGATTGTCTCTAAGATGAATTGTCAGTGTGGCGCTACTGCTCAACTCTTAAATGAGAATGATGCAGATGAGAAAGCAATTGCAGACCTCACCAAGCAGGCTAAAAGCCAAACAGGTGTTAGAGCTACACTGACAAGAGCACGGCGTGATCAACTCAAAGCTGAGGTTTCAGCTGAGAGAGCTTTTGCATCTTCATTGAAGAAAGCAAGGGCGAAACTATTAGAGACAGTGGGGGCGGCTGTTGAGGCCTCTTCTCCATTGACTCTTTTAAATCTAGATGATGAACAGCTGTTGGAGTTTATACTCCAGGGCGGCCTTGGTCTAGCAATGGATGAGTTCATAGAACAACAAGACGCCATAAGATTGGCGGCTGAGAAAGCTATGAAGGCGGTTCAACCCGGCTTTGGGTTTAATCAAATCAGTTCACAGCTCGATACTATTCAAGCGACAGCGGCGCAAGGTGTCTTTGATGACGTGATCTTACCTGACTTCAAGCGGTCGATTAATGAGAGTTTAAAAGATCTACTTGTTGATGTGCCGGTTAATATAGTCATGAGCAATCTTGAGCAGAGGTTAAAGCGGTCGGAAGGTCGACAGCTCACCGAAGTTAAAACACAGATCTCTCAATATGGTCGAGGGATCACAGCAGTTGCGGCCGAAGCGGCTGATATGGATCTCTATTTATACACAGGCCCAAGGGATGGAATCACTAGGCCATTCTGTAGACAGCTCATTGATCTTGTCGTGAGCAAGTCGCAGATGAGGCGGCTCAACAATGGTCAAGGTTTAAGTGTAATCACAAGCGGCGGCGGCTATAATTGCAGACATAGCTGGTCACCTGTTACAGCTGGCTTTGTTGAAGCGGCTAATCTAACAAGAGCAAAGACTACAGACATCAAACAGGCAAATAGTAAAGCGAGGTCATAGCGATGAGAAAAGCGATTACAGGTCAAGACTATCTCTATGAATGGAACTCACCATCACCATTGAACGGCGCACCTACTTTGTCAGTCACAGGGGGGTCAAGCGCTTTCTCTGTTGCTATGACTCAAAGCAGATCTGATGTAACAGTGACAGCTATAGCAAGCGACCGGCGAACTTTGACGTTGAGCGCAAGCGCTGATTCTTTACAGCGTGATCAAGCCAAAGGTTATTTAGTTACCGATGGTGACACATGGTTCTCAGTGACTATTTCAAGAGTTGTTGGTACCAGTGCTATACTAGCTGAACCTTTACCAAGAGAGATCGATCTAAGCTCATCAGCTACCCTAGTTTTCTCGATGTACTATGCAACCATCACAAGCGTAGCAGTAACCGGAGTCAGTGGGTACTATGCTTTTAATATTAACTATAGTTCTGATCTGGGTTCACAGAATCACACGCAACTAGAGAAAGGAACTCTCAAAGTCACACCGAGACCATTTAACACTGGTCTTGATCATGATGAGTTTGTGGCAACCTTTGCTAATCTAGCTGATATGATTCCAAGAAGACAGTCTGACTTCAAAGCACAGATCAAGGCTAGTCTTGATGAGATAGCGCTTAACATTAGAAATCATCTATCTGCTGATAGTTTAACTGAAGATGAGGTATTCAACTCTGAGAGCTTTAAACTGGCTCATGCTTATTGTGCGGCGGCTAGGGTCTATGAGTTAAACTTACAACTTGATGTTGCTCAAGCGATGAGGGCTAGATGTGATGAGCTACTCAACAGCGCCCTAAGCTCAATAGACATAGACATTGATGGCGATGGGGTGATTGATCCTAGTGAAGAGAACCTAAGCAAGGTCGGAGGATCTGCCAAAGATTTTCGAGCATCTTGGAAAACCTACACTAAGAACTCAAATGATTCATTCTTTACACCGGGTAGAGGGATGAGGCACTGATGAAAGTTTCTCTAAATCTCCCTAAAACTTTGTTTACTGCTGAGGACTCTATGAGGATCGCATTGAATACAGTGGCTTCTGTTAAGATCAGAACAGGCAAGGGGATAGATGCAAATGGAACGGCGTTTAAAGGTTATTCTAAGAACTCCATCTATGTATCAAAGAAAGGTGTTCGTCTTAAGCCCAAGGGGGGGCGAGAGTCTAGAACAGGTAACAGCGTCTACTATGCCAAAGGATACAAACAATACAAAGAGGAGAGCAGAGAAAGAGGCGGTTCAAGCGATAGTACCGAAGTTGACCTAGTTCTTTCTGGTAATATGCTAAATAATTTTGTCGTGTTGGGTGCTGATGAAAACGGTTTTAAATTAGGGCTTACGAGTGCCGCCGAATATGGCTATTATGTAAACGAAAAAAGGGAGTTCATCGGCTTAACTGATGATGAAGTTGACATGCTCGTTAAAGCGTTTGAGATCGACTTAAGGGACAAACTATCATGAGCCAAGGTACCTTTTCAGCGCTTGCATATTTAGAGAATCTAGTTGAGGGAATCACACCAAAGACAGACCTTCACCATGGTTTTGTTGCAACTAATCGAGGCGGTGGGTTTACGATACCGCTTGAAGAGAGAGCTAATTCAACACGATATTTTGAGATGTCGCTTGATGGCCTTGCAACAGATGACGGGGCGGCAGGCCTAAGCGGTCGAAAACGTGTTAGAGTCAACTGTCGAGTGAGGTATGACATACCACAAGACAGCGGCTTTCTTACACGCCAAATCAATGAAGACACATCTGATCTCATTAATACCCTCAAAGGGCCACAGTATGATCTTGCTAATACAGGCATTGTCTCACTAATACCGTATGAAGCAAGGTTACAAACAATCTTGGATCAACAAGGCGAGCGACTAGCGTTCATCCTAATTCTTCCCTATGACTTACTCTATTTGGAGGCCTAATCATGGCAGTTACTCACCGTTCTCTATCAATCGCTGTTGAGGGTTCTTTTGGTTCACTCGATGCGACCACTGGTCTACCCTCTGACTTCGGCTTAAATTACATCTCTATACCCTGTGAGCGTGACCCAATTATCATCCCAGGCGAGGCTATAGCGAGTGAAAGAAATGATGCTCGTGATGGTTCTTATTTTGTACCGCCCGAACCCGACACAGTTTACTCTAACGGTTCAAGAGTTCGCCGCCGAACAGGTCAAATTGTTTGTCGTGTTGACCTCACCACCATTGGATCATCTGCTGACACTTACGCTTCAAACTACCTTGGTTTACTTCTTGGAGCAGGCTTTAAAACAAAAGTGCCAAGCGTGTTGAGTGACAGTGTGACCGCTACTGATGCCAATGCTTATGCACCGGGTAGCGCTCCGGCTATTGCTGATATTGGAACTTTGGTTTCAACTACACTGGCTGGTCGAGCAGAGTACTCAGCAATAACAGACAACGCTGATGCGTCAAGTGATGTGACGATCTCACCCGCTTTCTCTGCTAACAGTTACAACGCTGTTAGAGGTCTCCAAACTTGGTATACTCCAAGCCGTACATCGACCGGTTCTTATGATAACTCAGTAGCGTTTAGAGTTGACGGCGTCGACTTTAGATCTGAGGCTTTCGGTTGTGTCATGGAGTCAATGAACATCAGTCTTGATAGCGGTCGCTTAATGGCTGAGTTTACCTTCCAATGTGCATACATCACAGACGATCATGGGAACGCAAGTGGCCCAATTGAGCCAAGCTATAACACCGGAGCAGCTCCACTATTTAGAGGCTCTTATGTAGTTCTCTCCTCAACGTCTCCATCTAGCCTTGTCAATGCGACAGCAGGCGATAAGCTCGGTCGAATCGCTGTTGACTGTGAGGATTTCAGTCTTAGCTATACCAACACACTCACACCACTTGGTCACTCCAACTCTATTCTAGCCATGTCTGATATGGATATTACAGATGTATCAGTTGAGTTATCATTGACGCTTTCAACTGTGAATACAGCAATTGCAAATGATTATTTCAATAGAACAGTGAGACAGGTTCTTGTAGGAACTGGGCCACAAGGTGATGGGCAAGGGTGCGCCATCATGTTGCCGGCGGCTATGCTTACCGCTGATCCCTCCGCTTATGATGTAAGTGGAAATGATATTGTGAGACAACAGTTGACATATCAACAGTCACGATATGCCGGCGACTTCTCTACTGTTGCTTATGAAGATAACGCTGGTAACTCACCATTTAGAATCGCTTTAGGAGTCTAATCATGGCGCTTTCCTTCCTGACATCAGCTGACCTGTCTATTGATGTGGTTGTCACTTGCGATAAAGAGGTGACGGCAACTAGCGAGCAACGTAAAGACTATCTTGCTGACGGTGACCTTGATGCACTTGGTGAGGTTGGATCTAATGCAACTCGATTCACTCTTAAAGCTTTGTCACCTGCCGAGCGTGAAGAGGCAGAAGTGAGAGCAGGGGCATACTCTAGAAGTGAGCTTGGTAGGATGCTATGGATTGAAGCGCCTGGTGACTCATCAGATAGGGCTAGATGGCATCATGGCTTAAGCGATGATGAGAGAGTCGCCATGGCTGATTATCAAGCATATTTATCAAGAGTCTATGTTGAGATGATTAGAAGCTCACTGACTCACATAGGCGGTGAAGAGGGGGGCATTGATCAGGTCAATCTGATAAGACCGGATAGCGATCGCCTTGTCGTCATGTCTGAGCTAGTATCTCATATACAAAGAATAAGTCTGTTAGGTGCTGAGGGAAAATAGCGCTTGCGGCTACTGTCTGGCTGAGCCATTCAGGGAGTCGCTCATGGTCGTGTCAACAGTGCCATGATAAGCAAGGTCTAAGGTCTTTAAGAGGCAATTGTGGAGGATCATTCAAGCGTGGCCTGCCACTTGTCCAAGAAGATGAGCAAGGGCTATATGTGCCGGGCTATAGAGTAGCGCCGGACTGTGGCGAAGCGTTCTCAGACTATAGAGTTCGATCCTGTCCGGTGAGCGGTTCTAATAGATTAGCATCAATCATAAGTGCTTATCATAGACATAGGGCAGGGTTAGCAACTATCAAAGAGACATATCCGAAACCGTCCTGTGCTCTACTTGAAGCTGTTGATGTGCTACACTCAAACACAGAAGAAGCGATGCACAGAGCACAAGAGCGAGCGATAAAGGAGTCTAGAAGTGGCAACTAATAAGGTTGAGATAGAACTAGAAATAAGCGGAACCGAGGAAGCTGTCGAGAGTTTAGAGGGAATTGGTGAGACTGCCTCAGCGATGGCCGATCAATTTCAAAAAGACAACTCACATTTAGGCGAAGGACTCGGAGACTTAACCGGTAACATTGGCGATGCTCTTGATTCAGTAAAAGGTTTAGGCTCTGCTTTCACTGCGCAAGGCGCATCAATGATGAGTCTTATCCCAGCATTTGGGGCAGTGGTCGCCGCTGGTTTTGCTCTTTACGAAACATATTTAAACATCAGTGGAGCGGCTCAAGAAGCAGAAGAAGCACAAGAGAACATGGCGGCGGCGGTCGCTGACCTACAAAGTAAACTTGAAGCACTCGCTGAGAAGGGTGTAGTACCTACAGCAAGCGAACTAAGCAAATTTACAGAAGCGACTATCCTTGCTCAGTTCGCTAAAGATGATCTTGAGAAATCTATGACTAAGAACCTCACCCCGGCTATGAAAAAGCATCGTGAGGAACTGAAGAGGCTTACAGATCTACAAGATAAAAGTAGAGAAGGCGATAAGCTATCAAGGGAAGAGGCGGTTAAGCTAGGCAAAGAGATCGTTGCTCAAAATACCGTTGTCACTAAGTCGAGAGAAGATCTAAATAAAGCGGCGGCCGTTCATAGAGATGAACAGTTGAGAGTCATTCATGCTATCAAATCAGCCGCTGAACAAGAGGAGGCTTTTGAAGAGAAGTCATCTGAAGCGAGATTAGCAATAGTTAAGGAGAATCAAGCTAAACTTGAGACTCTGTTGATAATGCAAAAGCAGGCAGAGCTAACAGAGACACAGGCTAAGATCTTTGAGTCTCAACAAAAAGAGATCACAGCACTTAGTAACATTCAGATAGAAGCTAATAAAGAAGATGTAAAGTTTCTCAAAGAAAAGAATGATGCTCTTAAAGCTGTATTAGCTACACTCAATGAAGAACAGATTATCACAGCGAAAGCGAGCAAAGACAGAGCCGGTATTTTAAAACAAGCGGCTGACAAAGAGGCGGCTGAGGATGAAAAGAGATCAGCTCAAGCCCAGGCAAGAAGAGCAGCTTATAGAGCCAAGCGACTAGCTAAAGAGCGACAGACACAAGCAGAGTTACAACAGATTAGGAATCTTGAGATACAAGGGATCGAAATCAGCGGTGCAAGTGCGCTTGAGATTCTTAACCTTAGATACCAAGAAGAAATCAAACTTGCTGAAGGTAGCGCTAATAAGACTCTAATTGCTGTCAAGCGATATGAGAATCAAATATCACTAATCAGGCAAGACGTTGAAGAGAAACGGATTGAACAGTCACAAGCCGAAAGTGTAAGGCTAGCTGATGAAGAGAGACAACGAGCAGAGCAAAGAGCAAACCTCATTTATGACTCATTAGAGTTTGATGCGAATCTTTCAAAGGACGCAACAACACGAGAACTCAGACTACTAGACATCAAATATGCTAAAGAGATTGAGCTTAACAAGCATACACAAGAAGAGATTACAGAGCTGAATAGACGGCAGGCAATCGAGCGACAAAACATCATTGATCAATCTATAGATAATCAGATTGAGAAAGTTGGCGAGTTCTCTTCACAGTATGGAGCAGGATTAGCCGAAGCGGCCTACAGCTCCATATTATTTGGTGAGTCATTTAGTGAAGCGACAGGGCAGATACTAATCGCACTCGGTAGGCAAGCGGCGGTTCAGGCATTAATGGAAACGGCCAAAGGAACGGCGGCTTTATTTATAAACCCAGCGGCGGCCGGGAATCACTTCACAGCGGCCGGCATGTTTCTTGGTGCTAGTGCGGCGGCTGGCGTGGCAGGTAAAGCGCTAGGCGGTGGCGGTGGCGGTGGTAGTAGTTCAGCATCAAGCCCAACGGGCACACCACAGACAGCGCCTACTCCTGAAAGAGAAACCGCCGAAGAGTCTGCTATGGTGTTTAATATAAACTTTGGTGGTGCTGTGATATACGACACACAAAGAGCAGCTGAACAAGCTCTTGCGGATAGAATAACAAACCTACAGAATACTAGACGAAGAGGCGCACCAAGGAGGGCTTTCTAATGCCACTAAATAACCCAGCTCCACAATTTGCGCTGACGTCTGCCTTTGACCTTAGGGGTCTAAGCGGTCAACATATATTTACAAGAGGCTCAACGGCGGTGAGCTTACCAACGTACTCAAGCTCAGACATATACGAAGACGTTCTATTTTTTCTCAATAATAGAGAGAGTGAGTCAGCTGTTTACGGTACAGGTCAGATAAGGATATTCGCTACGTTTGGAGATACTGCCCAATGGTCGATTACGATCAATGAAAATGATAAAGTTACTATCACTGGAAACCTGCCATTTACTATTGATACAACAGGTTCAAGCGATCCCTTAGGCATAGGGTCAAGCACATTAACAGCGGTTAGTGACGGTTCTGTTTATGTAGCAACAGCGCCCAATGATTGGACAAGGGGAATGATTGCCCTTGATGATGTCACATATACAATCAATGAAGTCGGTGGGTCATCGGGAACATTTCTATTCCCTGCGGTAAGACCTGACCTTCAAGACGTTACTGTGTTCCTGCGTAGAAATGAGGGCGATGTCGATGATCTATCAATCTCATCACTAACATCTATCGATAATACAGCGATGACTACCAGTACTATCTCATGGGCTATTACAGATGAGGGATTCACTCAGTGTTATTATCCAACGAGCGCCGGTGATATTGTTTGGAACTCTACTAGTCTGAGAGACCTGCTCGGATTCACAGGCAATGAATCACCTGTCACTGATGGAACGTTTGAACGCTTAACATCAACACATAAGAACGCTGGCGTACTACTCCCATCGAGGCCGTTTCAATCTCATCATCTCAGAGTTGAAAACATGGGTCAAAGTAGGCGCAAGATTGGCGGCGGCTATGTGTCAAACTCTATCGGTTCTTACGTCACATCATCTCTAACGTTTGATCTTGATGCTTTGCTTGATGAGTCAGATGACTATAAACACTTTTCTAATCGGTTCCTTCCATTGGTCGCACCCGGTGAGAGAATCAATTTCTATCAAGGGTGGGGGGACTCAAGACGAGCGTTGAGAACTGCTCAGATAGTCGGCACTCAACAAGCCTATGACCTTCTATACACATCAGAAGACAACGGTGACCAAGGTAGAATAAGGGGCAGCATAAACACAGCTGACTTTGACCTAAGCTATCCAACGAGACTAAGAAGACGAGTACCGGTGAGCTTGGAGATTGAACACCTATGAGCAATAGCTATACAACACCGCCAACGCTTGTTGATCCGGGCAGGGTGACAGCATCGCAGACCCTGAGAAGTACAGAGATAAGTAGATTGGGAGATCTACAGAATTACATTTTTGCTACCGGTGGAACTAGTGACGTATTAAATCAATATTGGGATCTAGATGTTTTTGACGTCAATGACACCACTGACACTACAGTATGTGAATGGTATATCCCACGGCCGAGCAATATACATAATGAGATTAAGATTAGACTAAGCGCACATCAGACACATGGTGGTGTTGCTACCATGGTCTTGACGTTCCCAACATCAGCGAATACATACAGCCAGTCTACAACCATCACAGACTCTTCTAGATTCCAAACAGCATTTAATGAAATTTCTATCAATGTCACAGGTAATGAGACAGATGAGAGGATAAAGCTCAGTCTAGAACTTAGATCAACAGCACCTGGCTATGTTCAAATAGCATTTATTGAAGCTAGATGGACTCCCCTCTCTTCACCGCTCACCGCTGGCGCTTTAACACAAGGTGCAGACTCATTCATACCACAAGGAGTAAGTAGGCTTGCCGCTGATCTTCCGTTGACTGCTCGCTTTGGTGTAGAGACGTTAGAAAATCTGACTATGTTAAGGAAGCGAGGGAGAACGCTTTATCAATGGTCAGGTGCGAGAACATCAAGAGCAGGCAGTAACCCCGCTCAAGGCGTAGGAATCTTTGATCCTCAAGTGATGTACTCGAATGTCGCTCTTTATGGAGGGATGAATCAAATTGACGATCTCGACATAGATATATTTATTGATGTTGTGAACTATAGCGCCGGTTCATTTATCGATATATTTGGTCACCGACTATCCATCACTCAAAGCGGTTGGAATGAATACAGCGTAAAGTTAAGACTTGAAGAGAACTCCTTAAGCAATGACTTTAATCTTTCAATGTATCAAGTTGGTCTTGATGAGACTCCAAATAATAGCGGGCTGCTTCTAAGCATTGACAACAAGATCAACACATCACCTCTCTATATTAGAGCGATCTCAATCATAGGTGTATAAATGCTAATTCCTACAGGTTTTCAAAAGCTACCATCTAAAGAGGGTTGTTTTAATAATCAGATTCTATTTGGTGGCACAACCTCACAAATGGCAGGCGCAACAGCTCAACTATCAAACTGTAAGCTCTTAGGTCAAGCTCACTATCATGTAGGTCAAACCATACTCCCTGCCATTGGTGGCATGATTAGCTTTGCAACTGGCACAAGTGGGACAACCAAGACAAACAGAACATATAACTTTCTATATCAATCAACACCATTATCAAGTCACTTGGCTTTATTAATACAGTATCGAGCTAGTAACTTTGAGTTTACTTCTGTCAGCATTGAAGCACAGCTTAGGGCAACAGGATCAAATAGCTATACAGGAACCATTCTAGATCATGGCATTAAGTTTGAGGAGGCGCTTGACTTACAAAGTGATAGAGATGAGGTAAGCCAGTGTTTCACAGGATCAGAGCTGATAAGCGCACCAAGCAACACCTCGCCCGATCCGGTTAGACCTTTGTATGTGCCAGACTCAAATAGGGGCGATCTTTTGAATGTTGTTATCGAGGTCACTCAAGCTCTACCAATAACAGTTCATATCTATGACCTCTTGATCCCATCGGTGACACCATGACAATATCAAGCGCCAACGGAAGAAGAGTTTTTGCTTTGCAGGTGGCAGGTCTTGAATATCGCTACCATTCAACAAACCCACCCAGCAGCACAAATCTTGATGCAACTATTGCAACAGGTATCAACTATAATGATAGGCAAGGGATCACCTCAGTTGGGGCATTTAGTGCCTCGGTAGATCCATCGGGCGGAATAGCGCAATATTCCCCACTGTCCATCACTCTACAGATTGATAGAAAAGGTGGTCTTGGTGATCCCGGTGTCATCTTTGGAAGGTGTGGCGCTCGTAGCGCATCAATCAAAGCACAGCTTACCAATTCGTCAAATAGACAAGATCTGACAATCAATACAAATCAAGACCTCAGGGGGCTATCATACCCAAGATTATTTCACATAGGCGCTGAGACTGTGAGGGCAAGCGGTGCAACGTCAGCAGTGATATTTGTATCAAGAGGTCAAGGCGGCACCTCAGCGCAAAACCACGAGATCAATCTTGAAGGTTCGTTTGTTCCTGAGTTGACAACTGAGATCACCACGTTTCGAGGCAGAAGAGCTAAGCTATTAGGGGCGCATTTATACCCCGATGGGACAACATCGGACTATGTAGAGATCATCAATGGCTTTATAGAATCTAGCCCAACGGTTGAAGAGGGTGATGCAATCTCTTTGTCAATAGTACCACTGACAGCTTTGATTGATGGTAGTCTATCGGATAAAATAAATCAGACGAGGCTTTTACAAGGTTATCATTATTTTGACGGCTCAATGGGTAGCATATTAGAATACCACCTAGACCTATTTCATGACGCTGATAGCAACTCACCAAAACTATTTACAGATACAACCGCAAGCATCACAGCAAGCACCTTTCAATCTACTGTAAATGTTAGCTTTGGCTTTGAGAGTATGCTTGACGACTTTGACACATCGCTACCTTCAGGATCAGCAAGAGATGATTATCATCGTGAGCATCCTAGATATCCTAGACTGAAAAGAGCACAGGATGACGGCTTAACAAGAGACTGTGTATATCCAACGACTAAAACATTTGTGGGCAGTCTGCCGGGCTATGTGATCAATGCTGACTCTACACCAAGTGACGCTTTAAGCGCTGGTGAGATCAGCGCCACTTCTGAGTTTCAAGTGAAGTTTCCAAGAGGAGAGATCAAACAGCATCAGCTTGGAAACAACGCCGTCAAAGAGTGGCCTAATGTGATCAATGATGTCCTCTCTGCTAGTGGCCCAAGCTCGACACAGGGTATTGATGGAGGCTTTGGAAAATGGAAGATCTCGCCTGACAATATTGTGAGATATAGCAAACTGAGCGGATCACCATATATTTCTCATCTAAACCTATGGACTGGATCAAATAAGTTTAGAGAGTTTGATCAAAGAAGAAGCGAGGCCTTCTATGTGCCTAGCTCTTATAAATGGTCAGCTTCGGGAACTGCTAGAAATCTAGATGACTTATCAAGGCTATACTATCCTATTGATATAGGTGAGGGAGATGATCCGTATATAGAGTCTATAACATCAGATACACCGGGCTTTGTTAAGGTCATTAGATCAACCTTTCGAGCGATGAACGCAACGTATCAACTCAGAGATATAGCAAGAGCATATTATCAACTGTATGAATCAACTATCTTAGTTGAAAGCTCTTTGAACTTACCTTCAGCGGCAGTGAGTGGAGAGACCTATGATGTAATCATTGCTTTCTATGATCGAACCACCGAGACAATCAAACGACAAACATTCAAGGCCACACATGAATCAATAGCGTCATTTGATGGCTCATCAGTTGGGATTCTGATCCATCTAGATGACACAACACACTTTGTTGAGAATGTTGGTTTTGGTGATTGGACAGGGTACGAAAGAGCGCTTATCTTTAGAGGCTCATCATTTACAGAAGAAAGGCCTGGGCTAGCTCTTTTAAAACTATTAGAGAGTGGCGGCGGCGATCAAATCAATGGTGTTTATGATGTGCTTGGTCTTGGCCTGAATATTAAATCAAGTGATATTGATGAGGCTTCATTTTTATCAATGGATACATCATGTCCATTTGTTTTATCCGATCAATTCGCAGGTGATGGAACTGATCTAAGATCAACATTTAATAGCCTACTTAGATTGATGGGCGCTGTACTCGTGATGAGGAGAGATGAGGCTACAGGCCAAAGCAAGGTCAGCCTTCAGCCCTTAGGCAGTGAAAGACAAGCTGACAGCTCCTTAACAATAAGCGCCAACGATTGGCTAAGTGATCCCCCTCCACGTTGGGGAATATATGAGGATATAGTAACTCAAATTAAATATGAGTTTGATTATGATCCCGCTGAAGATGAGTACCTTGGTGAGGTGATCTTTAATAATCAAGAAGCGATCAATAGATACGGTGGTGAGTCAGCAAAGATCACGTTAAAACTGCCTGGTGTTGACTCATCACAATTCGGTAGAAACGCAGGGGATAATTTTAATTACTTCCTACCGTCATCATCAAGAATATTTAATATTCTATCAAATCCATTAAGAACATGGAGCGGTTCAATTGGTACAGGCCCTTCGGTTTTTCTAGATGTTGGTTCTTATGTCACAGCAAGTTCCCCACACCTTAGAGGGTATGGTGATGACTACGGGGTGACTGATGGCGTGGCAATGGTTCGCTCAATTCATCAAGAGTTGATGAGCGAAGG